GATTTTGCTTCGGCTGTTCCTGCGGTTTGGCAATACTCATCGGCAAGGTTTTTCTCCAATCGGTAGCAGTGGGAATGTTGCGCCAAATAGATTGAGGTTGTGCGGGTTGTTGGGTTTTTTCTTGCGTAATACCAAAAGCGGACAAATTAAGATTTGTCTTTTTTTTGGGTTGTATGTTTTTTTGAAAAGCGGATAAATTTAATGCCATACTATTGCATCATTTTTANAATTTCTTGGTCNNTGTATCCAACATTTTGGTATTGAGTAATCGCATTCATTATATTGTCAAGTTTTTCTTTGTTAGTTTCTCCCCATAATCCAAGAAATCCACTTTTATTGTCATTATCTTCAATTTTAAACATTTTTGAGATTGTTTCTCTTGTTAGAGTTGATTTTGTTTTTACCAACGACTTAATATCCGCTTCGCTCAAATTGGTGTTTGCTCTTATATTCTGCTCCAATTCTTGCGGGGTAGCGTCTGGGTTATCATTAACAAATTGTAATGCCCTTGAATAATCATCGTTGGTCCCTCCCCCTCCCGCCTGACTTATCTCTGAATTGGCAATCCCCAAATCCTTAATCGTTTCCCCCGTCTGCGTATTTATTAAAACGCTCCGTCCGTTCACATTGGCAATGGAGGTTTTTACATCCTCGGTCGGTGCCTGTATCTGCCCCGCCAATTCCGCAAGCCGTGTTTGGAAATTCGGGTTGTTCGCGTCAAGCGCGGTAATCTGGGTTGCCAAACTCCCCTGCCCGGTAGAAATTGCCATCTTGGCATAATCTTGGGCAACGCTCAAATTTTGGTTATATTGCTCATACGCCCTCGTTTCCTCGGCGGTCTTTGCCTCCAACTGGGTTTTTTGTATATCGGTCGCAAAAGAATACAAGGATTTATACAAATCCATTTTGTATTGATAATTGGTTTGCGCGTTTTCCGCTTGGATTGAATATAATCGCGTTATATTCTCTTGCGCTTGCGTTAGCTGGTCTTGGGCAAGTTGCGCGTCCCCTTGCGCGGCTGAAACCTTTGCGCTGGCGACAAGTGCCTGACTCTGCAACGGCAACGCTTTGATTGCCGCGTTCCTTGAAATCTCGGTCTGTTGCCTGCCCAAAAAGGTGCTGGTAATATCCGCGCCGGTGGCGGCGTTGTTTTCCAGTTGCAAACTTGCCGCCTCCGCCTCGTTGTTCACCGCTTGGATTTGCGCGTTGATATTGTTCAATTCATTGGTAGCGGTTTGGACTGCCGCCTGTCTTTCGTTGACGGCAGTTTGCTTCTGTTCCAATCCAAACTGCTCAACAAGCTGATTGTATATATCGGTGGTGTCGGTAGGCTCGGGCGCGTTGGCGGCAAAACTTGCCATCAAATCCTTCATATTCTTGGTGTAGGTATCAATCGCCGAAGTCGCCCCGGAAGCAATGCCCGCGTATGGAGTAGTGTCTTGCGCTTTCCCGGGCATTGTGTAGGTTGGCGTTTTGAGCGTGCTGGCGGCTACCTCTTGCACTTTCGGCGCAATTGCGTTCGTTTGGTTTCTGATATTTGCGATTTGCGCCTCAATCGTGTCTAATTGCGCTTGGGATAGATTGGTTGGCGTTGCCGGAGTTGCCGGTGCACCGCCTACCGCCACATTGTTTGCGGAGGTGTACGCCGAACCCGAGCCGTATTCCTGTCCTTGCGTGATTAAGCGGTTGTTGGCAATATCCCAAACCTTTTCGCCGGGGTTTAATCTTGCTCCTGTATTTGGGTTGTATTCATAAGTTGCCATAGTGTTTATATCAAATATCCGAAGACCTCGACTGTCGCGGTTGCGGCCGCTCCTTGCAATGTATTCACAAGAAGTTTAAAAATATCCGCCGACGCGCCAAGTTTTGCTCCGGCTTTCGCGATTAAAATTATAAATAATGTCGCCCCGGTCAATTCGTTATGCACTGCATCCGCAATCACATCGGCATATGCCGCTACCGGTAAATCCGAAGCTATAACTGGCCGTATCAAGCGATGTTGAAGCGTTGCGGACAACCACATGGGAAATAACACAACTCAACCCGGCCGGAACGGTATAAAGCGTTTGCGCCGTCCCTGAATTCATATCTACATTAACTGTTGCGAGGCGAGTAATTGAATTTTTGTTTAATGCTGGCATAGTTTTTTATTATTTTTATTATTGTATATATAACAATTTCATCATCGTTGGTTATCACATCCCCCTTGATTTACGACCGCTAAATTAAGAGTTAATGTTGCAGCAACTCCTGCGCCTATCGCGCTTCTCACCGCCTTTTCCGTTGGAATATCGTTATCTGATCCGGGCGTTCCTATTGAAGTTACCAATCCCAAAATACTTTCCAAAACTCCCGCCGCGCCCGCCGAAATTATTTTGTCCGGCGTTAAATCACTCACAATCGCTCCAGGTACTACCAAATGCAAACCATCATACAAAAATAAAGAATCATGAGTTATCAATCCCGACGCACCAATAAAAGACACTCTTCCACTCAACAAATCAGAAACTTTCAATGATTTAATCAATAAATTTGTTCCATCAAAAGCCAAATTTTCATTATCTACCAAATTTCCATCTGCATCGGAATAAGGAATCCTGGTAACAACAAATTCTTGTGCTTGAAGCACGACAATCCCGCTTTTATCGCGCAAAGTATAAGTTCTCGTACCGGTAATTGCACTTCCGTCAAAAATTGGATAATTCATAGTTCCTCTTGGTGGAGCAATGTAGAGTTTTCCTCCTTTGCCCGCATTAAATTGTTGGTCTATCGGCATAATTTTATATTGGTGCTATTACTAATTTTCCTTCAGTTCCAGCATTAAATTGTTGATGAAATATTGAACCCGAATAATACTCTCCAATAGTCAATACACTCTTAATTGTTGGAGGCGACACTCCATAATACCCAATTGTAATTTTTCCGTGTTGGGTAAATGGATATTCTTCGTATGTACCAATTGTAATTTTTCCATCTGCCATATTTTTATCCTGATTTATATCCGACAATAAAATAATCATCGGTTAATCTGCAAAGCGCAGTATATGCACTCAACCCATTATCAAAAATAACCGCCCCCTGATCATCCCAATTAATCGTATTTGATCCGGAAAGCGTCCCTCCTCTAATTTCAGCTTGCGTCCCTGTTGTGGTGTAATAAGCAAACAAGGAAATTATTTGAAGTAATCGCGCACAAAAGAATGGTTGCTTTTATCTGTTCCTGCTCCAGTTACAATTTGGACTCCCTCGTGTTATTACAAAGAGTACTTTAAAATCGACACTATATGCATTGATACAAAAAATCAGTCGATCCGCCTGCAATGTGGCCTGTAATAAAATGGGTACTATCAAATGCAGAAATTGAAGGATTGTTTGGGTTCCCACTAATAATGTCTCCAGACCACATCAGAACAGCACCAAATGTAATTGTTTTTAACGCTAAATCAACCACGCCTGCCACGACTGCGACCACATTCGATTTATTCATAATTACTGCAAAATGAGTGCTATCCAATCCTACACTGCTAAGTTGGTATGTAAAATATGCACTACTTGTTTGTTGCGCGCTTCCCAAAGTAATCGTCGTTCCAGATATAGATCCGACATAAGAAAGAAACCCTTGCAAATATACTAAAGTTTCAACAGATACAACAAAATTGACACCACCCAATGAAGCAACAGTAATCCCATAATTAATGGCTGAGTTAATCACCATTACTGGTGTGCCAAGAGTAATTGTTGTCCCCGAAATTGTTGCGGCAACAACATATGGTTTCTNTGAATCGACATTTCTATAAGAAATAATTACTAAAGATGAACTTAATGCGCGAATGGTAATCATATCAGTTGACGCATTATTAAAAACAACAGCGTTTGCCTCGCTTATTGATATTGAAGTTCCTGTCCTTGATCCAACATTAATCTTTCCTTTATTGCCATCATTATTATCTCGATATGCAACAATGTAATCATTATCTCCTAACCGGTCTACTGAATTATATTCGGCCGCTCCTGCCTCAAATTGAGTTCCAGAATCAGGCGTGATTGTTATTCCTGCCATATTATTTTAAATACATTACTGAGTATTCCCAATCTATTGTTCTACCGACAATTCCCCAAACTCTAAGTTTTAAAACTCCCGCACTTTCCGTTAAATCAACTTCATAATCATCGTCCCTCATAGTAAAAGCATCTTGAATTGGACTTATAGTTATTGAACCTGATATATTTTTTACTGATATATTTCTTTCAAACGAACCTTTATATCCATTTCCAGCATCTATTGATTTGACTTTTGCCATTAAAAAAATAGATTCTCCATCTGCTATTGTTAATATATCAGCAGTAACAGCAGTCGCGTCTGTTGTTCGGATTGTACCAGATAAAAAATTTGTTCTGGCAATCGTGATCGTCCCTTTAATCTCAACATTGCTATCAAAAATTTTCAAATTGGAAAAACTGCCTTTGCCAATCCGCCCTTCCAACTCATCAATGCGATTGCCCATCGCTACAATCATCTGTTCCAGTCCTTCCAAGTTTTGGGTGTCTTCAATTTCCATAATAGTTAAAAGATTTGCTCGGTTGGCTCAAACTTAAACTTAAATCCGGTGATTGTCGTGTTGCCAATAACTTCAATCCTGAATTGTATTTTTTTAAATGTCGGCAAAGTTACGCCCGTGCTTTCAATGCTCACCGCCTCATAAGACACGCTGTTGCCGGTGGTATTCGTAAAAATGGTCGTCCACGCGGTTTCCTCGTCTTTTTTGTATTTGCAAACAACCTTTCCCGCGCTTGCCAACGCTTCCGTAAAGACACTGACGCCAATCAGTTGCTTTTCAATACTGGCGTCCCCGCCGTCAAAGACAAAGGTTTCCAACACGCCCGCTTGCCCGCTATAAGTGCTTGTTGAGGCAAGAAAAAAAGTGGAATTGTTGAGAGCCGAATATATCACCGCCGCTACCGCTTTCTCAACGGTGTTGCTCGCGCTTACGATATTCTCTAAAATCGTAAAATCATTATTTATTGTTTGTCCGTCTATGCTTCTCGCGCTGGAAAAATCAAGCGTTTTGTATATTGAGAAAGCCATCGGGTTATTGGCGTCCTCTCTGCCAAATCGGGCAATGGCATACTCATACAAACCCGCGTATGAGCCATTGGGTTGCGTTCCCGTAATGATTAAATATACAAACCCGTCAAATACCTTCAATCTGCTGGCGGGCATCACATACGCCGAAGTCCCCGCCAAATTCTTGCGGGCGGAATAGGTGTAGAGTGTCCGGAAATACACTCCGCTGTATGCTTTTAACTTCAATTTTCTTTTGTTGGGCGTGCTGATTGCGACAATAATCGTGCCTTCAAGGTTTGCCCCGCCGGAAACCTGCCCTTGTCCGATTTCCAGCACTTCCACCCAAGAAGTCGTGCTAACTCCGTCCCAAAGATAAGCCCGTGAAATGGTGACGGTTGAGGTGCAGACAACACATAATAGGTTGCCATAAGGCACAAGTTCAACGATTGTCTGCTCGGTGCTGACGGACTTCATATTCGTCAATGTATCGGCTACGGGGTCAATCACATAAATATCCTGCCCAATCCAGCCATAAATCTTGCCTTGCCAAATTGTCCCGCCTTTCATTGACGCGCCTGTTTTCCAAGTGGCATTCATCGTGTTGGTCGCAATCGTGTATTTGCCCACGCTCCCGTTGCCCGCGTCAAAGAAAATATCGCCATTGAGGACGGCAAACAGCGGATTGTCCGCCGCAAAGGTGGTTCCCGCCACTGTGCCGTTGGTAGGAATCCCCCACGCGCCATCAAGCGCGTTGGTCTTTTTCCAAATCGTTACATCTTTGTTGGTCGCGTTGTCCTGCCCCAATCCGTAAATATCCGTGCCGTTCTGTATCAGTTTCGTGATAAAATTGGCGGTGGCATAATTGCAAACATTTTCCGCTTGATTGTTGGCGACTTGTTTTAACGCCTTACCGGTGATTTCCAAGTTTTCCGAATACCAAAACCCGCTGGCAAGATTGCCGCGGATGTCGTCAATTATCCCGCTCCAAAAATTTTGTTGCAAAATTTGTTTTGGTTTCATCGGCTTGAGCGATATTTAGGAATAATGCGGTTGTCTTGGTCTTTGCCGCGCTTGCTATAAAATTCCTCAATTTTGTCCTCCATCTCCATCATTTCGGCTTTTAAGCGATTGGCGCGGTCCAACCCCTTGCGATAGCAATACTGGTACGATGGGCGCAAAGCCAAGTATTCGTGGAATATACCCGCAAATCCGGGCTTCTTGGTGTTGTAGAATGTGTCCAGTGCCGTGAAATAAGACGCTTCTCTGTCAATGAATACCTTAATGCCATTTGCCACGCTGTAATTAGGGATTGCGTCCAAATAAATATAACTGCCTGTCTTATTGTATTTAGACGGCTGTCCCTGCGTATCTTGCCCGTCAACAAATCCAATGCTTTCAAAGTTCTTTTTATTCTGGTCAACCTCGGCCAAGTCATAAAATATACCGCTGGAATTAGCAATCATCACTCGATAAATTTGCAAAAGCAAATTGCTGTTGCTGTCCGCGGAAAAAGCATATTTGCGCGTGCCGGAAACAAGGTTGGCGGTAATGACTGGCTGGTCGGTGTAATTGCTGTCGTCAAAATGCCACAAGCCACTCGCCTGCAAAATAATAGCCCACACGCGGTCAAGCGCAAGATTAACATCCACCACCTTTTTTGCGGTCGGGTATTTGTTGCTGTCCGTCAAGCAGTTGTCATCAATCAGTGTGCAAATTGTGTTGATGCCCATTGACATATATTTTATTTTTTACGCTTATTAAAACTATCTTTCCAATCGTTTAAGTGATTGAAGATTGTGCATACGATTTCGCCGTCCTCCAACCGCAAACTATCATAATCATCGTAAATATCTTCCAAGAACTCGCTCATCGCTTTTCTGGCAATCGGAATTATTTTGTCGGTGTATTTTTGCGCCTTCAAAGCGATTTTATTTCTTTCGGTTTCCTTGTCCTCTTTTTGTTTTTTCAGTTCATCGTATTTATCCCGCAACTCCTGCGGGGTTTCGGCTTTTATCTTGGCGAACACATCGGATTTCACCTTGTTGATGTCGGCGATACAAACATTCATCCGTTCGGTGATTTCTTTTTCTCGTTCTTTAAATTCATCAAGATTGACTTTCTTTTCCTCTGCCATCAGCTCTTTTTCGGTTTCGTCCATCTCTTTTTCCAGCTCCTCAATTTCGTTGGATTTCGCGCGTCCAACAATAATCAAAGCCGACTTCTCTTTAAGCAGTTTTTTTAATTCTTCGTTTTCAATTTTTACGATCTTGGGATAAGTATTTTCCATATTATTTTTTTAAAAGTTTAGAATACGCTTCAACCCATTTGTTAGAGTTAATGGGGTTGTTAATGTCATAATTGGCAAGAACATATTCTCTCGCGTCCTTGCCAATATTCCGCCGGAGTTCTTTGTCGGCAATCAGTTTTTCAATCTGTGACACAAACGCCTCCGTCCCGTCCGCCAGTAAAAGATGCTTGGCGTCTTCCGGGTTCTGCTGATACGGGCTGTCGCCGGTCGCGAACGATTGCGCGATTGTCGGGATTGGCCAAAGCCGAATTTTTCCAAAAACTTCAAATTGGATTTACAGCGATTGAACAAACTGTCTTTGCGAGGAATAATCACCATATCCAATTTGAGATTATTCAGTTTTTCGTAATACTCATCGGCTTTGACAAACGGGTGCCACTCAACATTGACATTACTCCAAAAATTATATTCCTCGGAATACAACTGTTTATAAATGTCATTCTCTCCGCGCGGCGGCATTGAAAGCAAAACCAATCGCACGCGCTTGTCGTCTTGATAGTAATTCAAGATTGGTTTCAATGCTTCCAAGTCGCTGGTTACGCCCACGGACCCGGTAATACCAATGCGGATAGTATCGGTTTCGTTGTATTTCGGTTCGGGAAAATAGAACGGGTCAATGTAGTTTGGCAATACAACCACATTCGGATTGATTGTTTCGTATTCCTTTTTTAATGCTTCGGTAGAAACGGTTATTAAGTCCGCCTCGGCCACAAAGTTGTCGATACTGCGGTTGATTTTCTCCAATCCGTTGGCAACGCGATTTGCGTCCATATACTCGGTAAACTTAAAGCCGTTGTCCTCTTTCATCGTGTCGTCATTATCAAACACAATTTTCTTGCCCTGCTTTTTGAGTATTCGCGCCAACTCAATTTTTGCCCGCAAATCGGGACGGTGGAACACCACAATATCTGCCGCCAACGCGGCTTTTGATTTGTCTTCCGGCGTTTTGTTGGTAAGCGAAAAAGTTGTCCGGTCGCCGTCCCATCCTCCCGCTTGAAGAGGGAATAAACACCTTACATTATACGAGCCGTGAAGCCCTGAACCGATAAAATATACTTTTGCCATTTTATTTCTTTTTTAATAGTTTAATGGTTTCCTTCATCTCTTGAATTTTCAACGCCTTTAACTCTTCAAGTTTCCGCAAATTGTCCTTTACCGCGTCAATTTGCGCCTGAACCGATAAAGCGTCAACCTGTGGCATTATCGGGGCTTGCGGGGGCATTAAAGTGGCTTGCACGGGTGCTTGCGGTTCTATTTCCTGCGGTTGCGCCACCGGATGGATATAATCCGCTTCTTTGGGCTGGATAATCTGCTTGGTGCGGGCGTCAATGATATTCCCGCCTCGGTCTATTGTTTCTGATGTTTTTATCGGCCTTGCGGCCAAAACTACTTTTGTACTCATATTGTTATTTCCAAATTGCCTCAGCTCTCCCAATTTGGATAAGAGAGCCGAGAACAACAATTAGATAATTGCTAATTGCTATCTAAACCTACCCTGCGCCGACACCGGATTTGGTCAAAATCCTCACCCCTGCCGTATCTCTGTTCTCCACGACACCATAGAGCAAGTCCGCGGTGGTTAGAGTTGAAAGATATTCGGGGATGTAGTTGGATTGCACCCGCACGCCGTATTTGCCGGTCTTGGACCCGCCGCCCATTGAACCGCCTCCACCCAAAGGTGAAATAGCCCAGTGCAAAGCGTCCTTGTGCGCCAAAGCGTTCTCAACGCCGGCAGTACCGGATACATAGGTCACATTCGTTGAAATGTACACCGGAATGCCGTACAGCGTAGCCGCGGGTTTCTTTGCGGTTGGATCGTTGACGGGAGAATTTACCGCCAGACTAAACTTGTCAAGATTTTGGATTTGGTTCCAAAATACATTCGGCTTCACAAAGAACGCGACCTCGCCGCCGGAAGTATCAATGTTCTGATTCTCCAAGGTCGCAATCGCCGCCCGGATAATGCTATCCGCCAAGTCCGAAGTTGACGCGCCCACGCTGGTATCAAAATGCCGAAACAGAGTTGCCAATGCCACTTCAAGTTTCTTGGCAACCGTGTAGCCCGCGTTCTGCGCGTACTTCTCTTGCAAGTAGTACGAATGCTTCACTTGCGTGGCTTCTCGGTCTTCAATGGCGAACGAACATTCATACCATTGATTGACTGACAAGGTGATTGCCGTCTCGGTATCGCCGTTCAAAGTTACGGCTGAAGCGTTGCTTTTTGCGTTGGCTGACATCTCGGTCAAGCCGGGCGTATAAAGCGTATCGCCCCCGCCTGACAATTCCGAACTTCTGTCGGTAAAAAAGTCCGCCAACACTAACTTTGACTTAAAAAAATCATTGATTTTTTCCCCCCAAACTTCAGGAATCATAACCGCAAGGGAGGTTGCGGATTGACTCGTTGTAGGAAATGCCATACCTATTCACTCGCAAACTTCTTGAAAGCCTCCATATGCTCTTCGCGTGTCGCGCCGGACTGAAAACCTTTCGGTTTTTCTTCGGTGTTACCCGAACCTTTTGAAGCTCCTAGTTTGGCTTTTTCCCTCCGCTCATCGTCTTTTACCTTTTCTTGGTAAATCGTGAACAGAGGGTCTTTAATCGCGTCCGGCAAAGATATTCCTTTACCTTTGGCAATCACTTTTGCCTGCTCAATCGCTTCGTCCGACAACCCGCGAGCTATCAATTTAAGCTCATCGGAAATCTGCGGGTCATTATGCTGTTGAGGTTTGGCTTTGAGGGCTTTAAGCTCCTCTTCGGCTCTTTTGGCTCTCGCGGTCAATTCGGCTTTCGCTTTTAGGGCTTCCGCCAAACTGGCTTTGATTGCCTCGGCGTCCTCATCTTGCGCCGTTTCGTTGCTATCGGTAGCTTCGTCAACCTCCGTGTCTATGACCACGGCGTCATCAGTGGTTTCATCCATTGATTTTGCGCGGATTATGCCCCGCGCTGGCGTTATACAGGATTATGCTTACCTGCGAGCTGGCGGCTAATTGCCGCTATGCAACCCCCGTAAAGGGGCTGTGTAGCAGTAATTAACGGGCTTCGTTAATCGCTTCTTTTGTTTTCGGCTTCTCACCGAACAAAACTTCCAAGTTGTAAAACGCTTTCTCAATGCAATCCCTTGCGTCCGCAAGCCCGCTGATGTCCTCTTTTGTGAATACTTTGCGGACGGCTTCCCGCTCCAAAAACTCAATCAAATAGTTTTTCACATTGTCTCGGGTGTCGGTTTCAAGGAAAAATTGTTGTAATGATTTCATACTTTTGCGCCGGTGGCATTAAGAGATAATGGTTTTTGTTGTTGTTGCGGTGCTACCGCCTGTTGTTGCATTTGCGCTTCCTGCATTGCCGTATCCTGTCGGTTCTTTTCGGCAATCGCTCCGGTGATTTGGACCGGACTGATACCACACCCCGACAACTCAATAATCTTATAAAGCAAAATCTGCGAAACTGGATTATTAATAAATTCGGGATTTTGAGTAGCCATCAAAAGATTGTTCAAACTCTCCAATGCCGCCGCCTTGTTGCGCTGTTCGCCGGTGATGTTGACGGTGATTTTAGCTTTTAAGTTCTTGTAAAAATCCTTCGGGATTTTGATAAACCGCTGTCCCTTGGTCAACTTCATCAACTCCTGCGCCATCTCATAATACTTGTCAAAGTCGTCCTGATAAACTTCTTTGCCCGATAGCACCATCTCAATGGCTTTGTTGATTGCTTCTTTTGTGGAAAATTTGTGGTCAATTTCTTTTAATTCCTCCGGAGAAAACTCGTATGCCAAAATATGCTCTCGGTTCAATTTGGTTGCCAAAAACGGCATAACCCAATCCTCAAATATCTCAGTAATAAATATCCCAAATTCCTGCTGTAATGTCTTAAATACGCTTGATGATTGTTGCAACACGGTTGCCTGCAATCGGAATGGCGTACCTGACGGCGGCTCATCGCCTCGTTGCGCCGAATACGCGGAAGTGGTCTTTTCCAACTGGTCAAACCATTGAGTAATTAAGTTCTGATATTGCGTCAATCCGCCTGCGGGTAGCAACTGCAACGGCGTAATTGGCTTGCCGTCCTCGTGTTCAAGAATTGTGCCGTCATCGGTTTCGGTTAAAAGATTGCGCCCTTTAAGTTTCTTGCTTGCTGATTGCCCAACCACCTTTGAGGTGTATTCCATCGCTCTGTATTGCTTCAAAACTGCGTCATTCGTCCACACTTGCGCCTCCTCGCCCTACCTCAAACACACCACAACCGAACGCCCTGCCTGATTTTGGCTTGCGGGCTAAAAACTTATAGACGCGCTCGGTGTCATCCTCCCAATAAAGCGGAATATAGCCATCTGATTGCTTGTTTGCATCGGTCGGGTTGCCCGCCACATAATACAACTGGTAGCTAAACTCTTTCTCGTCTTTGGGACCGTATTTCTTGCCATCGCAATTCTTGAATACCGCTTTGCTAAACTCGCCCCTAATCTCATAAACAGGGATACGCTTGCCGGTCGTGCCTTTGAATTTTTCCAATATCCGGTCAATGTTTTTCCATTCCGTCATCTTGCTAATCTCAATCGGTGTCATCCAATGCACCTCAACAACCGCGCCGCCGGCCATATCCACTTGGTCATTCATCACATTCTTCCACTCGGGTAATTCAAGATATAATTGNNTTTCGCCGTCTTTGTTTTTTTTCAAAACTTTTTTTACCAATAGCGAACCATAGCGCGTATGCATATCCCGCATATCGTTCAGCGTTTTGGCAAAATTAACATCCTTCATCCAAACCTGAATGTCTTTGCTCATCAGCCAGCTTTCTAAATAATGATTGCCGTCATCGGAGGTGATATTTATGTCTTTTGTGTCCAGGTCTTTGGCGGTGTTCTCCACATCGCAAATAGCGTTCAAGATTTGGAAAAACGGCTTGTCCCTGCCCAACTCGTCTTTTTGCCCATTAAGATATTTTGAATTTGAATAAAACTCAATCGTGCGGATTAAATCCTTTTGTCTGAACGACAAACCGTCAACAATCTCAATGGATTTGTCGTAATTGCCTTTTAGATTTTCCAACTCGGTTATGATTGCTTTGCTCATCGTGCTTGATTTTTAGTGTTTCGCTCACGGCTATAAGTCCGCTCCAAGTCCTCAATCGGGTCAAGTTTTTCTTTCCGGTAATCTTGCGGAAAATATACGCTCTTAACGATTGCGAACTCCGCGGGGTCTGCCAATGTCGGACGCTTTGTTTTTTGGTTATCCATATAACAAAAAAGGAGCTCGGTTAGAGCTCCCCCGCCACCAAACGGGTGCGGTTAGAGATTATTATATTATTTTACCTGCTTGAATTTTTTTTGTCAAATTCGCTTATGCTCCGTCTTGTCAACAATTCTTTGAATGATACTCAAATGATTAAAATGCAACTCGGCGGAATTGGATTTTATCTCCATCGTTTTGTATTGCTTCAACATTTCAAGATTGTCGCGGTGTTCCATCGCCCAATTCAAAAAGTCGGAAGTAATGTCGTCAAGCCCCATTACTTCAAACTTAATTCGGGGAGGGCGGTAAAATGATGATGTTTTGTTGAGCATATTAACGGGTTTGGTTTTGGGTGTTTCTCAACCTTGATAGCAAGCGGTCGGCGCGTTCGGCTTCTTGGTCGCCGGTGCCGTCCCTGACAAGTGAAACCAATCCATATCTTATCGCATCAAGCGAATGGTCAAATCCCGCTTCCGGCTCGTTAATCACTTTGTCGTTTTTGTCCGTCTGCCACAGGTAATTCCTAAATTCCTTGATAATATCAACGCTGCGCTTGGTCATTGATATTCGTTGCGACTGCACTAATGAAATACCATTGCACACGCTGTCGCTTCCCTTTTCAGCTCCGGCAATGCTTATTCCATAACTGGCAATCTCATCAATGCTTTTCGGCTCCGCGCTGTCGGCAATCACCAATGCGGTGTCGTGGTTTTTGAGTATATCGGCAATCTGTTTGTTGCTCAATCCCTTTTGGAATGTAATCTCATCCAAAATATATCCGCCGTTGTAGTAATATATCGCCACAATCGCCGTAGGGTCATTGGAATATCCAAAGTCCAGTCCGTACCGTTCCAGCCTCGCTTCATGCGGTAGCTCGTCAATTATAGCCCAATCACGGTATATCCTGCCTTCAATCACGCCCAACTGTCCCAATCCATAAACCTGCCACCAGTCCTTTCTATTCTTACGCTGTTCAATACTATCAACAATCTGCTGACTTAACGCTTCGTTGTCCTTGTAGGTTAGGATAATCTGCTCCCAATCGCTCCGCAACGGCATTACATCGGTATAAAGCCAAAACTCATTGGTCGGATTATAATCAAGAAAAATAAAGTCCTTCGTTCTAACTTCCAATTCTTCAAAAGCGGAAAATAAGACATTGTTGACTTCGTTAATGAACAACCTGTCGCGGCGCGCGCCTCTCACTTTCTCGCTTTAGGTCAACGCTGAAAAATTCCAATCTTGCTTACCAGTTTTCAAAAGTATAGATGTGGTTAGTTACTGTCCCACTGTTTGTCCCGGAAGTATCGGTGCTCCTTCATTATTTGCTAGGAAGTCCCTCTCCGCTCCCCTCCGCAGGTGCGGGAAGCTCTCCGACACTATGCTTGGTCTAAGGTCGGGCTCTTGTCGGACTGGGCTAACGCGTTATCAAGTATATTAGGATTGAGATTGTCTTGCTGGCTGATGTTCCGCCCTGGACCACCCTCAACCGCTTGGACATCCTCATTATCTTGGTTGTTGCTGTTGTTCGCTGGTATAACATTGATGATTGGTATTGGATTTATTTTTTCGCCTCCGCTGGTAATGTCTTGGGAAGGCATACCCTCGCTCATCTGCCAAATAATCTTTGGATCTAATTCTTTAACGAATTCCAACCGCGCCTCCTCCGACATATTCATAAGATATTCCCTACACCACTCTTTTAATGTTTTCCCAGGCGGCCTGCCTTTTGGATTACCGCTTTGCCCTTTCTGCCATTGGTATTCTTTCAACCAATCAAAATTTTTATGTTGTTTTTTTTGTTGTTTTTCACGTTGCTCTTCCATAAGTTTTAAAAAGGTTCTTTTTTTTCTTCTCTCATCCAAGTCCCTTTCCACTTAATCATAAACTCATTCTCAAGCCTCATCCTCCGCTGCCCGTGCACCGTTTCAATCACTTCCGATTGCACCGGCAAGTCGGGGCTAAATTCTCGGTAATACTTCAACCAGTGGGCTTCCAGCTTGATTGCGGTGTCCTTGTTATCAATGATTGGCAAGTTGGGAAGCCTTGCGGTTTCAAACTTTCCCATATAATGAAAATTGCCTCTGGTCAATACCACGTTGCCATCAATCGCAAACAGTTTGTCAAACATCGTGGTGTCCTTGATTATCGTGGTGTCCATCAAATGCACAAACTCGTCAAAAGTTTCTTTCCCTTTTTGTATTCCGCCCATTTCCCATAGGTTCTCTTCATTCAAAATTGTTTTAACTTCCGGGCAAGTCCATTTTATTTCATCAACAATCCTTTTCGGGTTGTATCCGCAGTTTGCCACAATCAACACGGGGTACTTAATGTCTTTTATGCTTTCCAAACAATCTTTTAAAAAATTCAAAGTGTATCGTGAAGTCGTAATCACAACCCCGCGCTTCACATTCTCTTTCAATGGCTTTGGCTTGTCTAAGTCCGGCTTCAAGTCCGCGAATATACCCCCGTGCGTTTCAAAATCGCTTTCCAGCAAAACATCGTGCGTGTCGCTCAATATCTCTCGGATTAAACTTTTCTCAACATCGCCGTGCCACTCACCACGGATATACTTTACTTTTTTTAAATCAACTGTTTTTAAAATTTCGCTCTCCATTCCCTCAGTGTCAACTTTCAACAAATCAATCCTTGGAAAATCATATTCCTTCATCAAGTCATTCAGGGTGCAAGCCGGCACGGTGATCTCGGCAACCTTCTTGCTCCCCATTGGCGCGAATAAGTCCCATCTGAAATGCCCATCCACGTGCCCGTTGCCCGCCCACTTGCAAACATTGAATTGCACCTCCTTGCGATTATCTCCGATGATGGCTTTCTCAACATAGGTCAATTTGTTGCCGGTGTTCAGTTTGGCAAGCTTCATACATTCCGGCTCCGGCTCGCATACCAAAATCTTGGCATTAGGATAGAATGTTTGAAACTTGAAACTCGCCGCGCCGATATTCGCGCCGCAATCCACGATAAATTGCAAATCTTTCTCGGTGCGAAAAAGCTCTTTAATTCGGTATTCATCTTGCGTTACCACCGCTTCCTCGTGGGCTTCAACACAAGTTTTTAGTTCTGGAGTATATTGAAATGACATATTATTTGCTTATATCCCGATAAAAATCGAGATAGTTAGTTGTTTCAATAAACGCCTTTTGTGTGTGATAGGCAAAATGAACCGCCAAAGCATTCCCACAAAACCACACCGGCCGGCCATACTTCATCGGCAATTCGTGCGCCATCTGCGGTTCCTCCACATATCCGCATTGGATATGGTCGCGCCCCCACCAACAAATGCTGCAAATAGAAAAATGCTTATAATCGTCAAAACTTCGACTCGGCAAGTAATAGGCGGATAAACTGTTTTCTTTAAATCTTTTTTGGAAAGTTTTGTGGATATTGTCAATCAGTCCGCTGTCGCTGTAGCAAAATTCGTCAAGGTATGCCCAATCCTTATCATCCGGCCGTTCCCGCCTCACAATCCCGTGCTCTTCGCTCAACGCTCCAATCTCTTGGTGCCATCCGGTGCAAATTGTGCTGTTAATAATGTTGGGATAGATTGCGAACGCCCGCGGATTGCTAATTCTCGCCTCGCACATTTTCTCAATAAAATTATCCTCAATGAAAACAATGTCGTCATCAAATCGGATATAGATTGCATCATCGTCCTGTGCAAATTTATTTAAAAATTTGTGCGTTTGCAATGAGTTCCAGCTCGGCTGGCTCATCATTGTGATTGGCTCATCAATCTTGCAAATCTTAACTTTGGGATTTTCGGCGGCCATCGCTTCCAAATAGGCAATATCTTGCGGGTTGATGGTGTTCTGCCATAATTGCCAAGTGTCCACAATACCCGCGGCCATCTTGCGGTAAATGTAGTTTTTGAAAATGGAAAGATATTTTTCCCGACCGGCTGGGGTGCAAATTATTACTCGGTAGTTTTGATACATAATTGTTTCCACTTTCTAAATTTAGCCCGATACTCATCAAACCACGGATGACCTTTGTAGTTTTGCGTGTCTTTCCAAAATTCCTCATTGTGCTTAATCCCCACCGCCTCTTTTTCCAATGAATTAAAAGGATTGCTTGCCCGCTGATGGAATACCTTGGAATATCCGCTGACTATGCCCCAATTCTGCTTGGCAAATTCTTTAACAATAAAAATCCCACAATATATATCATCAAATCTCTCCGCCCCCTTGAAATTGCCAACGGGCGCAAAATAGATATATGGCAACGCCTCACGCCTAAACGCTAAATTCATTCCACAACAAGGGAAATATATACCCTTGGGTATTACTCCCTTGTAAAATTCAACCTTCTTGTCGCCTTTGAGCAACTGGCTGGGCGCGTCCCAATCATACACACCTTCCCAAACCCCGTGAGATAGCATTACGGTGGCTTCTTGACGCGCTTGGTAGGGAAACCCTCGGAAATACTCATCTATGCCCGTAGACAGCCAACTAATCGGCACACGGCGATTGAGCTGGTCAATATGGTCTTGTATCGGGTCGCCGATTGGACTACAGTCGTCATCTAAACAGTAAATATATTCCACATCCGCCAAATTTTGCAAAATATATAAAAATCCCAACTGCTTGCACCCCGCCGAGAACTTGGAAATCAAATCGCTTTTAATATTAACCCGCTTGCCATTGTGGATTATATGCTGGTCGTCTCCATCAACAACGATAATAAACTCAACATTGTGCTTGTCAAAAAGTCCGCGCCACGCTTTCTTGAAACTATCCATACTCTCCGGTCTAATTGTTCCGCACACGACGGCGATGTTTTTTACAGCCATTTTGGATTTTTTAATGTCCAATCAATAATTTTTTTCAAGCTTTCCTCAAAAGAAACCGGATAAACAAACCCCGCGTTTTTTAATTTGTTGCCGTCCAATCGATACGCCAAATCGTGGCCGGGTCTTGAAGCGTGAAAACTTATCATTTCAATCTTTGCTTTCTTGCCCATAATCTCGCCAATCAATTTCGCCAAATCGGAATTGGCAACCTCAACTTCTCCAACGATATTCCAACAACCCCGCGCCGCGTCCTCTTTATTTAATTCTTCATCTGTTTTCTCAAAAATAAACTGCAACGCTTGGGCGATATTTCGTGCGTGTAGGTAATGCCTTGTTCCGGATTTGGATAAGTCCGCGCTGGCGTGAATTTGGATGGTTTCACCATCTCTTATTTTTCGGATACACAACGGCACGAACTTTTCTTTATGCTGGCGTTCCCCAATTATATTCATTGAATTGGCAATGTTGATATTCAATCCGTAGGTGTTGGCGTACGCCCTACAAATGGCTTCCTGCGCGTCCTTGCTTGCCGAATAAGGATTGCCACTACAATGCCGGTCGCCTTCTTTGTATGCAACTCCATCTGGTGCGGTGCCGAATACCTCGTCCGTGGAAAACTGGATAAACTTCTTGGGCTTCACCGCTCTGGCATACTCCAACATCGTCAACATCAGCCGGACATTATTGTTAATGAAATTCACGGGGTCGGTAATACTCCGGTCAACGTGGCTTTCGCTGGCAAAATTGATAATATAATCCACCGCGCCAATCTCTTGCACCAACCCTTCGCTAATCGGCTCTTGCAATTCGGGCGTGAAAATCTTTACCCTGTCCCTGTTGGCGTCAAAACATTCAATATCCCGCAAACGGTCCAAACCGCTTGATGCGTAATTTAGTTTATCTAAAACAATAATATCCCAATCGGTATTCTTAATAAAATGTTCAACGCAATGGCTCCCAACAAAACCTTCGCCACCAGTAATGACAATTTTTGTTTTCATTTTTTATTTTTTAAAAAAAACAGCAAATCAAATATTAAATTCAATTACATTTTACCACATCCTGAAAAGATGTGTCAACTTCATCCTTGCCTTCTTCCAACGCCTCTTCGCAATCGTGTTCTCCGGTGGCATACCCGTGATCGTAGGCTCGCTTTTTTTCTTCTTCCAAAGTTTTCCGCGCTAAATCCCGCTCCCACTTCATCTCTTCGCATTCTTCTTTGAGAATTGCGATTTGCTCTTCCGCAACTCTTCGGGTTGCCTCGCAGAACGGGCAATAATGCGTTTGGCCG